TGAAATTATTCAACCAAAAATGACACCAAGTCAACAATTACAAAAATTAACCGAAATGAAACATGAAGTTGTTATGAACAAATCGTTGTCTTCACTTTCTAATGAAATGCTTTCTGAAATACTTGTGGATTGGCGAACAAACTATATGTACGAAATTGACGGTGTTATTGTAACAGACGATAATATATATCAACGTATTTCCGGTAATCCCGAACATGCATTTGCATTTAAAATGGTTCTTTCTGACCAAATGGGAGAAGCAAAAGTGGTAGATGTTATATGGTCACCAAGTAAAAATGGTTATTTGAAACCCCGTGTACGAATTGAACCAATTCGTTTAGGTGGAGTTACCATTGAATATGCCACTGGTTTCAATGGAAAATTCATAGAAGACAACAAATTAGGTATTGGAGCAATTGTCCAAATGATTCGTAGTGGTGATGTAATACCCTATATAAAAGCAGTTACAACACCAGCCGAAAAAGCCAAGATGCCAAGTGTTCCTTATACATGGACATCGACCCATATAGATGTTATATTGGAAGACATCAAAGGTGATATTACCGTATTGGAAAAGAATATAACCATGTTTTTCGTAGAATTGGAAGTGGATGGTTTATCCAGTGGAAATGTAAAGCGTATTATGGAAGCGGGCTTCAATACAGTTGGTAAGATATTGAAAATGTCCAAGACCGATTTTGAAAAAGTAGAAGGGTTCAAATCCAAAATGGTAGAAAAGATATACAATGGAATTCATGAAAAGGTCGATAAAGCATCCTTATTGGATATTATGGTTGCATCCAATACGTTTGGAAGAGGACTTTCAAGAAAAAAAATGCAGCCAATGATGGATGAATATCCAGATTTATTAACATCACAAGACAGTGTCGAAGAAAAAGTGAAAAAATTGCAATCCATCAAAGGAATTGGACTAGAAAACGCAAAAGGATTAGTTATTAATATCCCTGCTTTTATGGCATTTTTGGAAGAAACCGGGTTAAAAGGAAAATTGAGCGAAACAAAACAGCCAGAACAAACAAGTGAAATAGCCAATATAGTAATAGATACAAGTGACCCATTATATGGTAAAAAAATAGTCATGACAAAGGTTCGTGATAAAGAAATCATTGAAAAAATGGGAAAAGTCGGCGCTACATTGGAAGATTCGGTGAATAAAAATACGTTTGCGGTAATTGTCAAATCAAAAGAAGATGATTCCAATAAAATCAAAAAAGCCAAAGAATTAGGAATACCGATTTACACGCCAGAAGAATTCAAATTTCAATACATGAAATAAAATATTGCTACAACTATATGCAAATATAATTTGTATTATACAATATAAATTATACAGAAATACGCTAAAACATCTTTTTATTTACGTAAAACATTCGATACTAATGCAGTTTTAATTTCTTTTGCAGGCTCTGCACATCTTGATGTGGCAGGTATTTTTATAGGATTATATGATGTTTCTATTTGATAATGTTCCAGTTTCTTTGCAAATCGAACATGCTTTGTCTTGTTCTTTTTGTTTTTTTTATTTTTTGCATTTTTTGTGTTTATTGTGTTTATTGTATTTATGGTATTTTTTATAGTTTTATTTTTCATTTATAATATAAAACTATATTTTTTCTACTTCTTACAAATATATTACATATACGATGGTATTTTGTCAATATTGATAACAGTTTGTTTCTCTATATCACTCTCTGCAATTTCAAATTGTGATAACAATGGAAATTTGAATTGTTCTTCTGGTGTATGTTTATGAACAGTTCGTGCAATCATTTTATACAATTTAAAATTAGGATAACGTTCATCCCCATTTGCTTTATACAAAACATTTTTGTCATTATCGTCCATACACCATCGTACAATCGTTTTTTGGAAATCATCCATTTTTTTAGGATTGTTCTCATCGTCTATTACAAAATCATAGATAGAGCAACCTAATCTACATAAATCAAAACTCATATTGGGTTCTAAACGAGGTTTGCTTTCATTCATAAATGGTTCGCAATTATATTGTGTAACTGCGTCGCCACCGGGTGCAAAACTATCACTGCATAGAGTTTTACCTTGATATTTATAAATACTTCTTCCGAAATCGATTATTTTATATATTCTTCCGTAACTAGGAACTTTGTAATACTTTTTATTATAACAATAATACAAGAACTCAATATCCGTATTAATATACATGATATTATTTGTATGTAAATCATTATGTGTGAAATTAAACGCTTTTTGATAGGTTGCTATTGTGATAATGATTTGAAAAATCGCACTTGCGCATTGTTTTTCATTCAGCATATCTTTTTCAAAAAGGTCGTCAATTGTTCCATCGCATTTTTCTAAACAAATCATTTGGACCGGAAATTTTGATATATATGCATATATTTCTTCTTCGGAGTCTTCATCTTCGTCACCACTTGTTGAGTCGGATTCATCTGAACTACATGTTGAATAATTATCATCATCATCTGAATCGTCAACTTCATCATTGTCATCACTTGTATAGTTCAATTCACTTTTATCACATGAAGATGATGACGAACATGATGAATTCTTTTTTGAATTATTTTTATAAACCAATTCACTTTCATGTTTACAATCTTTTGATTCGTCTAAAATATCAGCACCCAACGAAATCGCCGATAAATTATGAGGATTCGATAATGATGAAATTGCTAATTTTTTTCTATTACAACGAGAACCAAAATCCATTTTTTCATCATTTTCGGTAATCGAAAATAAAACACCTACATTTTCATTAAAGAATTTCGAATTGTTTAAATAGTCTAAATCATCCGTTACGTTTGCCTTGAATTTTTCTTGAATTCCCAAAAAAGACCCGTAAAAATCAATTCCATGAACAAACCCATGATAATTCAACAATTGACTACTTAAAAAACTAAAAAAACAATCGGTGTATGCCATATTATTATGGTCACTCAGTTTAGAAAAACATGCAATATTGTTATCAATGCTTGGAAGCAAATAATTTTTATCTAAATTTTGATATTTACCAATCATATATCGTATAGGGTCTAGTAATGGTGAGAACTTGATAAATACGTTTTTTTCATGGGTGGTATTTGTTTCTAAACATTCAACCTCTTGTAAATTTTTAAATTGATACTTCGAATTTAATGAAATACGGTTGTAGTTAGTATCATCCATGTCAAAATACTGATTATAAATTGGATTATAATTTTGAAATTTTGAAATGGAAAAAGGTTTGTATTCATTGTCTTCGTCTATTTTATTCGGAATATATTGTTTTTCTAATTCATCTAAATCTATTTCTTTTCTTTTACAAAAATTAATTTGAAATAATTTTACAGGATTTCCTAAATCTGTCATAATAGTTTCTGTATATTTACTCATGAATATTAAAACAATAATATTCAAACTTATTTTTACTAATAGGTAGGTCTTTATATCCTATTTTCACGTATATACGTTATGTTGTATACAATTAATTTATATCTATACATTATTAAATCAATAATTTAGGAAAACATGACGTTAGAATTAAAGAAATTTGATATGAGAACAATTACTTTTAAACCAGATGAAAATAAAGGTCCAGTCATTGTAATGATTGGTCGTCGTGATACAGGTAAGTCGTATTTGGTGAGAGATTTATTATATCATCATCAAGATATACCAATTGGGACTGTTATATCTGGAACAGAAGCCGGAAACGGATTTTATGCAAGTCATGTGCCAAAATTGTTTATTCATGATGAATATAATACAGTATTAATTGAGAACATATTGCGTCGCCAAAAAGCAGTGTTAAAACAGGTGAACAAAGAAATCGAAACATACAAAAAAACAACCATCGACCCTCGCGCGTTTGTAATTTTAGATGATTGTTTATATGACCAAACATGGACCCGTGATAAAATGATGCGCCTTCTTTTTATGAATGGTCGTCACTGGAAAGTCATGCTTATTATAACCATGCAATATCCATTGGGTATTCCGCCCAATTTGAGAACAAACATTGATTATGTATTTATTTTAAGAGAACCTTATATGACAAATCGTAAAAGAATATGGGAAAATTATGCTTCTATGTTCCCCACACTGGAATCGTTTAATTCAGTAATGGACCAAACTACGGAGAACTATGAATGTTTAGTCATAAATAACAATGCAAAGTCGAATAAATTACAAGACCAAATATTTTGGTATAAAGCCGAAGGCCGTCCCGATTTCAAGTTGGGTTCCAAAGAATTTTGGGAAATTTCGAAAAATATGGGTTCTGACGATGAAGATGAAGCATATGACCCAAGTAAATCGAAAAAGAAAAATAGTGGCCCGGCTATCAATGTTAAAAAATCCAAATGGTAATTCGAACCAGATTAGATAATAATCATAACAAATGATTATTATATAATAATTATATTCATTCATTTATTCATGTATTTATTCATCATTCATTTCTACTTGAATACTATCTGCACGCTGTTCATTATGTTTTTCAGCTTCTTTTGTTTCTTGTTGTTTTAATTTGGTTTCACGAAGCATTTCATTGCGAATGTTTGTTGTTTCAACGTCAGCAGCTTCACGTTCGTCGAAGTTAACTGTCTCGCGAACACCAACCAAATTTCCGTCTTCGTCCATTGTTTGAGTTAATACGTTTCCTGATTTTTCGGCTAATTTGATATTTTCTTCAATTGCCTTCTTTTTAGTATCCTTGATACGTTGTTCAAATTCTTGCTTTGCCTTGGTTTCATTTTTCAATTTTTCTTGGTGTAATTTGTTTAGTTCTTCTTCCATAAATTCAACACGACCAGTTTTGTAAGCATCTGGATCCCATGGAATCCACATACCAACCGGTCCTACAAAAATGTCATGATTTGGGTCATATTCACGAAGCTTCTTGCAATGTATTTCAGCTTCTTCTTGAGTTGAAAATACACCTCTAACTTTTAAACCACGAACAGATGTTTGGAAAGCATTTTCACGTTGGAATTGAGTTGCCAGACGGTCTTCATTTTTATCCATGAAATTATTGAAATCGTCATCGACAGATGATTCTTTTAGCTTAGTTTCTTCTTCCTTTGAAAACTCATTGAAATCATTCATGACATCTTCTACATTCAAATTGTATTTATAAGATAAGAAATGGATGAAATCAAAGAATTTAGTCATAGATTTAGTAAAATCCCATTGTTTAAGAAAATGTTCAAACATGAACAATTCGCGTTTTTTTAGTATTTTTTCAGGTGAAATAAAAGACATGCATGCGAATTTTTGTCCGGCGATTGGAGTATCCTCGTCACATAAATCAATATATTTAGGATTTGGTTTTCCGTTGTCTAGATTTTTTCTTTCAAAGTTTGCCATAGTATTATTTTAGCAATAAATATGTTTAAGTGTTTTTTAAATTAATATATTAATTTTTCTATTTTTTCTAATTTTTTTGTTAGTATTATTTATAATAGTAACTATGACATTCGATTTAGCAGAATTAGTTAAGCGTATCATTAAATACCTTATTGAAGGTCTTGCAGTTGCCGTTGTTGCAATGATTGTACCACGTAAACCACTTAATGTTGATGAAATCCTTATCATCGCATTAATTGCCGCTGCATCATTCAGTATTTTAGACACTTTTGTTCCATCCATGGGTTCATCCATGAGAGGCGGTGCCGGATTCGGTTTAGGCACAGGTTTAGTTGGTGGTATCAAACTAGCTTAAATATAATATTGAAAATACAATAGTATTGGTGTAATTAGTATTGTATTTTACAAATTTGTATAGTTCTCAAATAATTGGAATAATCCTTACACAGTCGGAATAATCCTTACACAGTCGGAATAATCCTTACACAGTCGGAATAATCCTTACACAGTCGGAATAATCCTTACACAGTCGGAATAATCCTTACACAGTCGGAATAATCCTTACACAGTCGGAAAAAATTCCCAATCCAAATCACTGCATACTTTTTTCCATATCATATCTTGTTCCAACTGTTTCTCACGGTCTTTCATCATTGGAATATAAGGAAGGTATTGTGTTTGGTCCAAGAGAACACACAATTGATACAAAGTATATGTATAATTGAAAAAATTCGTTCTATTCGCAGGACAATGTACCGCCCATGGTTTCTGAATCTCAATGAAGAGAACGCACAATGTCTCATGCAATTCTTCATTCATAATCGGCGGTTTTATACCAAATTGCGAATTAATATATTGAATATGTTCAAAATATTTATTAAATCCCAGTTTACGTAAAATATCGCGCATTTTGTCATAATTAATCAGTGTAATATCAGTAATACGCTCTTTCTTAATACGATTACGAATGGCTTCAATAACCTCGTCCGGTATTTGTGTCGTCTCTTTTGCTTGAAATTGTGAAAGAATCTCTTTAAAATGGTTCAACCGTATATATGCGGTATACGATACTTCATTTGGCGGCTCTTTGTTGGTAGGCTTTGAGCTATCTATAATATATGTGATAAATTTACCACAATTTTGGTTATTGCATATCAAAATTCCCTCTTCATCTTGCGGAATGAGTTCTCCTTGATGACATACTTCACATACGTCAGATGGAATCACAAAATCATGTATATTCAATATCTCATTATTTACGTTTTTCCAATAATTTTGGTAACTCTTCTTAGATTGACTGTATTTATCACTGTTTACATTGGATGATTGTTCGGTTTTAGCATGAATTTTGAAGAAGGAATTGAGAACATTGACGTTTTGATTATTATCTCCACATGATACTTTCTTTTTCTCTTCAAAATATTCAAAAATGTGTT